AGAAGGCTTTTACATGCTTGTATAGCTCTTCAGTGTTAAACACCTGAAGGCTTAGCTCTTTATCTGAATATTTTGTGATATCTATTTTTTTCATTGTATATCTCCTTTTTTGTTGGTTACACTATATAGCCCACTTTGACGTATTCCGCATAAATAGGGGCTTTCAGAGCGAAATAGGATTTAAAAATAAGCTAAGTTATTGATATGTATATAGAAGTGTCAAATTCGCATCAAGATTTAGATTTGTAAGTCATTGATTTATAAGGATTAAATGACATCAATTCTCAACCAGCCATTAGTAGTGAGAGGGAATAAAGCTTTTCGTGTGCCTGAGAGGTAACAATATCGCTACCCTCCGCCAAACAATCAAGGATGGCTTGCTATGCTCCCATCTGACCTTTGTATCTTCTAACGATTATATATAAGGATAAACAAACTATGTGGACTAAACCAGTAGCAACAGAAATGAGATTTGGCTTTGAAGTTACAATGTATGTAATGAATAAGTAATAAAGAATAGTATCGGTGGGACTGCAATCCTTCTCCTGTTGCAGTTTAAATCCCACCACTATTTACGATAAGTAAAATTTATCATGATAAGTAAAACTTATGGATAAGTAAATTAAATCAACAGGATACGAGAGTAAACAAAAATATGGGTGCACCAAAAGGAAATAATAATAGCAGTAAAGAAAATAGATTATTTGCAAAGAGATTAAAGATGATATTAACTCAACAGCCAGAGAAACTGGATAAAATGTGCAATAAGCTAATTGATGATGCTATAGACAATGGCAACACAACATCTGCTAATTTAGTAATGAATAGAGTAGATGGGATGCCACAGCAAGAGATACATAATGAAGGTGAAACTACAGTGAAAGTAATAACAGGGATAGATACCGAGGAATAGCTCTGAGAGCTCATATAAGGCTCACCACGCCATTTAAATAATAAATCAATAGGGAGGGTAGGGGAAATGCTAAATACAGTCAAATGGATAAGTTCAGTGCTGATTATTATATCAATGATACTAACAGCATCAGGTGACTATCATCCTTATAATCTTTATATAGCAGTGCCAGCTACAATAGGATGGGTCATCGTATCCTTCTGCTGGAAAGACAAGAGCTTAATACTAATGAATACAATTGCACTAACGATTTATATGTTAGGCATAACTAAATACTTAAACGGATAACTATGAATTACACAGAAGAAGAGAAGCTAAAGGCTATACTAGATGAGAACATAGACAGTGCTCTCAATTATGTAGAGCAAGAGGTAGAGCCAGATAGACTGAAGGCAGAGCAATACTATAAGAAGATGCCTTTCGGTAATGAGGTCAAGGGTAAGTCTTCAGTAGTAGACAGCACAGTACAAGAGGTCATACAGTCCAGCTTAGGTCAATTGGTTAAGCCATTCCTGCAAGGCTCTAACATTGTAGAGTTCACAGCAACTAAAGACAATGGTCAGGACCTAGCATCAACAGTCACAGACTATGTAAACCATATATTCCATAGCGATAATGATGGAGCTCAGATATTAAGAACATGGATGTTTGATGCCCTACTATTAAAGACAGGTATTGTCAAGGCTTATTGGGATGATGATACAGATGCGACACCTGAAACCTATCAAGGCTTATCTTCAGATGAGTTAGCAATGCTGTTAACAGATAACATAGAGATAGTAGAGCAAGAAGAGATACTAGGCGAAGAGGTCCAAGTAGGTGTAGACCAGATAACAGGTGAGCCGTTAACACAAAGAGCACCTTCTACTTATAATGTTAAGGTCATGGTAACTGAGGACACATCCAAGGTTAAGATAGAGAACGTAGACCCTAAAGAGTTCTTAATAGACAAGCATACCTCTTCTATAAAGGACAGTACCTTCGTAGCACAAAGACAAATGCTAACCAGAGCTCAGTTAGTAGACATGGGATATGATAAGGCTATTGTCGATGAATTAAGCACCGATGATGAGTTAGGATTAGACAGTGACTATGACTTTAACAGTGATGATGACACAACCACAGATAAGACACAGGAGCTTATTGCTTATTATGAATGTTACCTAGACATTGGTAATGATAAAGGACATGCAGTTAAGCACAGAGTATGCTATGCATCTAAGAAGATACTATCCTCAGAAGAGATAGACTACATTCCATTCTATAGCTTGTGTCCATTCCCATTGCCTCACCAGTTCTATGGTCAGAGTATGGCGGACCACACTATGGACTTACAGTTCATCAAGTCTACTATCATTAGACAGATGCTGGATAATCTCTACCTAACGAATAACAGCAGAGTAGGTGCAGTGGAAGGACAAGTAAACCTAGATGACCTTCTTAATAGTACAGCAGGTGGCATCATTAGAATGAAGAACCCTAATGCTATCGTGCCTATGCAAGTGCAAAGCTCAGCATCACAAAGCTTTCCTATGTTGGAATACTTAGACCAAGTTCAATCTAAACGAACAGGCGTTAACGATTTAGCACAAGGCATAGATGCTAATGTATTACAGAATGTAAGTGCAACAGCTGTAGCAACCATGACAGCTCAATCACAAGGCAAGCTAGAGTTAATAGCTAGAGTCTTTGCAGATACAGGTATAAAAGAGCTTATGTCTGGCATACTACACTTAGTTTGTAAGTACCAGAACCAGCCAAGAGAGATTAAGATATCAGGCAAGCCAATGATGATTGACCCAAGAGAATGGACCAATAAGTATAATGTTCAGGTTAATGTAGGCTTAGGCAATGGTACAGGTGATGAAAAGGTAGCTATGCTACAGATGATACTTGCCAAGCAAGAGCAGATACTACAGCAGTATGGCGTTAACAACCCACTCGTATCATTAAAACAATACAGAGAGACATTAGCTAAGTTTATTAACGCTTCAGGCTTTAAGGATGATGCTCAGTTCATGAATGAGATAGATGACCAAGCATTGCAACAAATCATGCAGGCTGATGCTCAGGCTGATAAGACTCCGCCAGAAGTAAAAGCATCACAAGAGATTGCTAAGGCAGAAATACAGAAAGCTCAGATGAAGGCACAAACAGATGCACAAGCACAAATGCTCAAGCAAGAAGAGATTAAGCTTAAGAATGAACTGGATGCACAGAAGCTAGCACTAGAAGCACAGCAACAACAGCTAGATGCAGATAGACAAATGCTTGATATAGAAACAGAGAGAGCTAAGCTAGAGGCTGATATCAAACTAAGAGAAGCTGAGATAGCTATCAAGGAACAGACAGCAGTGTCTAAGTCCTCTAACGATGATATGAAGAATATGATACAAGCAGTAGATAAGATGGCTAAAGCTTCTAATGGTTAAAGGCATTACTGGATTAATAGATGGCTTCAAGTATGTTAATGGTAAGTTAGTCGGTGGCATAGGTCCAGCAAAAGGATTACCACAAGGACCAGAGCTAAACAAAGTCATTGACAAACAAGTTGCTGACTACATGGACACAGCCAAGGGCTATGAGTCAGATGCTTACTGGTATAAAGAGTCAGGCGATGAGATTAACGCTAGATACTCTCCTAACGCTTCTGAAAGAATGTCTCACAACATTGGCATATCATCAGCACAGAATCCATTATCTAATAACACAAGAATGGCTGTTGAAAGTGAGAACGCAAGACAGCTAGGAAAGAACATAGGTGCTGGTAAGTTCAAGGACCAAATAGAAAAGACTAAACTTATTAACCAAGACAAATTCTTTACCATCGATGCTAATGGTAATAAAGTGCCAGTAGCACAAGGCAATAAGATTGGTCCATTCACAGATACATTAGTAAGAAACACAAGGAATTCAACCAAGAAGTATCAGGGTGTTCGTAATGATGGAACTAACCTTGCACAAGACGATGTAAGCAGAACAGTTCATGATATATGGGATATCAGAGCAATGGGTGAGAATAAAGATGCACTCACAGCAACAGAGCATGCCTTTGCTGACACTGTATCAGACAGAGCTGTGGCAAGAGCTAATAAGCACAGATTGGGTGGTAGAACTGACTGGACAAGAGAACAGCTACAAGCTTCAGTATGGGAAGGGCAAAGAGCTAAGGGCGGTGCGCCAAGGGCAGGAACTAACTACAAGAATGTACTAGAAGATGAGTACACAGGCACAATGCCAGTAGAGACTCAGGCTGGTATACAGGCAAGCGTAGGAAGAAGATTTTATGGTGCATTAGATGAGGCACAACAAAACGAGCTCATGGAAGCATATAAGAACGCTCCAAGCACAATGGATGGCTCTTTCTTCAAACAACCTAACCAAATAGGTAGCTGGAGAAATGCAGATGGTGAAATAGAGAATAATGTCTTAGGCGTGAAGAACTTTACAGGCACAAGCGGTGAACACACTAAAAAACTAATGGAAATAGAGAGTGCAATAGACACTCACATCTTAAATCAAGATGCTATTGGTGCTCAATATTACAATACAAACAGAGCTAAAACACTCAACAGAAAGAATGGTGATATTGTTAGGCTAGAAAATGTCTCTGACATGAGTAAAGATAAAATGAGACAGCTAACAGAGCTAGATGAGAGATTGGCTAAAGAATATGGCGTTGATAGTGTATTTGCAGTAGTGCCAGCAGACAAAAGTAATGCAAGAAACATAGTATTTACACACTATAACGATGCAGTATATAAAAATAACCCAGAAATAGCTAAACAAGTTAACGCAATAGTCGGTGGCAGTGATGATATGCTGTTTGTGCCATCTAAAACAGGAAAAACAAACAATATTAACGCAACCTACATGGAAGCAGGCGAAGAATCAGCTAAATACTTCTATGACCCTAAAGTTAACCCAATGCTTAACAACCCTGAGTATGTTCAAAGACTAAAAGAAAGAGTAAAATACTTAACAAAAATAAGAGATGACCTACACAGGTCAAATGGTCAGAAAGTTAACCCATTTAAAGCTCAAGCAGAAAGGTTATTTGTTAGGGGTGGACCAAAAGCGGTTAAGAAGGGCATACAAAAATGGAAAAAATCAGCCAAGAATTTAGATAGCACACAAGTAGCTGAGCTAGGCGATAAAAAGAAATGGAGTGCATTGTTAGCAATGGGTGCAATACCTCCTGCAATGGCTGGTGAAGTAACAGATAGTGCTTTAAATGCAAGGGATGAAGCAAGGGCAAGGCTAGCAGAAAGAGGTGTTAACTTACCATCATCCGATGCTAACGAAAGAGCTAACGCATTAAAGGAGTTTGGCAGTGATTCTGCTGATTTTGCACAGGGATTAATTGCTGGAGTTCCAGAAGGATTTACTGGCTCTGCTGGTGAGGCAGAAGGCTTAGCAAGAGCTGTTAGTGGCTTATTATCTGGTGGCTTTGAAGACTGGGATAAAGATTTAACTTTTAGAGATAGATTGGCAATGGCTGGTCAGGCAGGAATGGAAGGATTTGATAATACTGTATTACCTACTATTACTGATATGGAAGGTAAGTTTTCCAACCTATATTCCGATGACTTTAATAAAACCATTGAGTCAGATGGCGGTGATTGGGGAAGAGTTGGAGGTCAGCTAGCAGGTGAATTAGCATCTGGCGGTCTAATATATAAACTAATGAAGAAGGGCGTTAAGCTTACAGCAAAACAACTAGCTCAATTAGAAAGAGCAAAGGAAATGCAACTAATAGGACAATAAAATGGAGATAATATCAACTGGCTACAAGCCAAGAGAACCACAAAAGGAGATACACAAGGCTGTAAAGAGTAATAGATGGATGGTAGCAGTCTGTCATCGAAGGATGGGCAAGACAGTTTGTGCTATTAACCAGCTTATACACAGCGCACTGCAAAATGAGAAACAAAGCCCTCAGTATGCTTATATTGCACCAACATACAGTCAAGCAAAAAGAATTGCGTGGGATTATTTAAAAGAATACACAAGACCACTTGGAGGAGTGCCAAATGTATCAGAACTCAGAGTTGACTTTATGGGAAGGCGTATCTCATTGTATGGTGCTGATAATCCTGATGCCCTTCGTGGTATTTATCTTGATGGTTGTGTTATTGATGAGTATGGTGATGTTAATCCTCAGTTGTTTACAGAGGTTATTAGACCTGCTCTTTCGGATAGATTGGGCTGGGCTATGTTCATCGGCACACCAAAAGGTGCGAACCATTTTAAAGAAATAAGAGACTTTGCTGATGACTCTTCTAACGATGGTTGGGCTCTTAAAGAGTTTAAAGCATCAGAAACAGGTTTAATTTCAGAAGAAGAGCTAAAAGATGCAAGGAAGGCAATGGGGGACAACAAGTATGCTCAAGAGTTCGAAATTTCATTCGATTCACCTATTGTTGGCTCTTATTATGGTGAATTACTAAAAGATATTACAGATAGAAACCATGTAAGAGAATTAGTAAGTGATGCATCAACTAGTAAAATATGCGCATGGGATTTGGGGATGTCAGACTCAACCAGCATATGGGTAGCAGAAACTATAGGCGGTGAAGTTAGATTAATGGACTATTACGAGAATAATGGTCAATCATTATCTCATTATATAGAATGGCTTGACGAAAAAGGTTACAGAGATTATACTCAGATATTACCTCACGATGTCATGGTAAAAGAGTTACAAACAGGTAAGAGTAGATACGAGTTTTTAACCGATGCAGGATTGCAAATAGATGTAGCACCTAAAAGTTCAGTGGAGGATGGAATACAGGCTGTTAGAAGAATGATACCTAATTGCTGGTTTAATAAAGATACAACAAGACACGGATTAGAATGCTTAAGAAACTACCGAAGAGTCTTTAACGAAAAACTTAATGTGTTTCAAGAAAAACCATTGCATGATTGGTCATCTCACGGAGCTGATGCATTTAGATACTTAGCATTAGGAATAGATACAGCAACAATACAAAGAAGTAACTGGGGCAAGCCTTATGAAACAACATACGATGGTGAAAGCTACAAACAACAATATTTATAGGATTAAACATGGCACTAAAAAAAGAATTAATTGATAAATTATTTAAGGCTCTATCTGAGGGTTATGCTATAGCAGATAAAAATCCTACTTCTACAAGACAGTTTGCAAATAATAATCCAGAGAAATTTAATAGCCCAGATACAGATAAATTTGGTCCAGATATTTTAGATAGAACGCCAGAAGGAGCTTATCCAAAAACACCAGTATTTGATAGTGATGTTGCCAATTCTACTCAAGATTGGAATGCATCAGGAAACAGAGCTAGAAACCTAAGAGCATCAGATAAAGAAACCATTAGCCAGTCAGAGGTAGATTTACCAACGGATGCTAGAGTAACAGATAATATTGATGTAAGAGCTGTGGAAGATGGTCCAATTACAGTTGGCAATAGAGCTAGGGGAAGAGATGCTGTATTAGATATGGATAAAAAACTAGATAATTTTATTGAAGCTAGAGTTGGAACTAATTATAAACCAGTTAATAGATTAGAAGACACTATTGATGGTAAGCTATCAAAATTAACCGATATGTATGTTGAAATAGAAGCAAGCAGGGTAATGAGCCCTCAAATTAAAGCACAGCTGTTAAAGAAACTAACAGATAAAATGCTTAAGATGCAGAATAAAGAGATACTATCATCTAAAAATGCTACCAGAGGTAGAAGTAAAGTATCAGAGCCATTACCTAAAGAAAGAATAAGGGTGGATAGTGATGATTATTACATGGGTAGTTATGAAGGCGAACCAGTATCAGGAATTAACAGAACAGTTCAGGAGCAGTTAGAAAGAAGAAGAGCAAATAACACTAGATATGATGATATGGGTGCAGAAAAATCATTTGAAGCAGAACTAGACAAATTATTTGACGATATAAACAAACAGGGGTTATAAATGATTAAGGAAGAAGCAATATCTAACATTCTTAACGATGATAGCTTTAAGGAAGCAATGGATGATTTAATTAAGATGCATTTGGATATGTTAATTAACTCAGAAGTTGATGAAAAGAACTCAAGAGAGATATGTTACTTAAGGATTACAACAATAAATGAAATAATGGCTCATTTGCAGAGTATTGCAGATGGTAAGAAAATAGACAAAAATAAATGGAATATATAAATGGGATTACTAGACTTCTTTAAAAATCAACCAATTATGGCTGACCCACATGCAAACGCTAGGCGTTTAATGGGCGGAGCAGTGCAAGCACCACAAGCACCTCAAAGGCAGTCTATTTTACCAACAGAGCAACCAATACCACAAGCTCCAAGCATGACTCCATATCAACAGCCACAAAATATTGGCTCATCTTTAATGGGTTATAACCCTGATTTAACAGGTATTAACAATGTAGGCATGCAAAACACAAACCAAGAAGTTGTAAAATTAAATCAAACAGACAACCCTGAAATAGAAGACAGCTATACTACTTTTGCAAATGGTCAAGTATTACAAGGTCAAGGAAATAACTCAAGATATATTCCAATAGATAATACAGGTATAAATTATGCATTTCAATCACCAGAAGAAGTAGGTGGTTCAACAGGTAAAGCTGGCGTAAAAGTGAGTGATGCTGATATGCCATTATCTGTTATTACTGGAGACACAATATATACTAAACCTACATACGCACCTAACACATTACTGGGAACTGGTAATAACTTTGGATTTGAAGGTGAAGGTGATGATGTAAAGTTAACAGAAGATGAAGAATTTAGTCTATTTTCATTACTTTCTCCTAGTATAGATAAAGAAGAGTTAATTAGAAGAGGCATTATACCCCCAAAGCCATAGAGTCTGAATATTCAGATAACTCTAACGATGTTTATTTGGACTTTATAAAAGAAAAAGAAGGGTTTAGAGATACGGCATATAAGCCAGTAGATACAGAAGAATATTACACAATAGGCTACGGAAACTATGGACAAGATGTAAATGCTGGTGATACTATTACAAGAGAGCAAGCAGAGGTCCAGTTACAACAAAATATAGATGATAGATTAGCTCAAATTAGAAAAGCAATACCTAATTTTGACAATTTACCATTAGAAGCAAGAAAGCACCTACTTGGCTCATGGTTTAGAGGTAGTTTATCAGGAAGCCCTAAAACAATTAGTCTTCTTAACGCTGGTAAGTTTAAAGAAGCAAGTGATGAATTTTTAAACAATGATGAGTATAGAACAACTAATTTAAAAGGGGTAAGAAACAGAATGAACGATACAGCTAACGCAATAAGGTTACTATAGTGGCTAAATTTGCTAGAAAAGGACTGGAACAGCTATTAAAAATGCTTGGTCCACAACAACCTAAAACATTAGCAAATCCTCCACAAAGCTTAGTGGAAAGAACTGCTGAAGGAATAACACCACAGCAAGCTATAGAGCAAACTGATTTAAAGCCTGAATTTATAGGTAAAGATTTACCTTTTTATGATAAATTTACAGGAAAAACAGATTATTCACCTGATGCTAAAGCGTATTTAGAAAAAGCTAATAGCGTAGGAAGCATGAGGTTAAGAGTTAACCAATTATTACACAACCTTACCACTTATGATGATGTAACTAGTTGGATGCAAGGCAAAAGACATTTTCCATACGCAGATGGCGTTAGAGAAAAACTAAGAAATGGATTATTAGTTGAAAATACGCCTGCTATTAGATACTACGATAAAGTGGTATTGAATAGAAAGCTAGAGCAACTTAGAAAATTTAGAGAACAATATGGATTTAGCAAACCTTTACCAGAGAACCTAAGAGGACTAGAATAGCCCTAGGAGCTCATATAAGAGCTGTGGTGAGGTTTTAATAACAAACAGGTAGGGTAACATACCCTAAAACGAGCTATCGTTAAATAGCAATTCAAAAAGGAAGAAAGAAATGGAAGAGCAAATCAATGACACTTCTAACGAAGTAGTTGAAACTCAAGTAGATGCAGTTGAGACATTCACTAATATGTTAGAAGCCGAGGAATCAAACGAAAAACCAGAGGTAACTAATGAAGAAGAGAATGAGGAAGCAGTTGAGGAAACTGTTGAAGAAACAGAGTCCGAAGAAGTAGAAGAGGAATCCGAAGAGGATGAACCAGACGATACTGATGAAGATGATGTTGAGGTAGAAGAACGCAAGACTTACCGAGTAAAAGCAGGTGGTGAGGAAAAAGATGTCACACTAGACGAGTTGGTCAGTGGCTATCAGAAAGGCGAAGATTATACCAAAAAATCTCAATCACTAGCCGAAGAGCGTAAGAAAGTAGAAGCACACGCTAATGAAGTTCAACAGGCTATGCGTATGAAAGAGGAATATGCTCAGAGATTAGCACAAGTAGAAGCTGTATTAGCTTCTGATAACAATGTGGAAAATCTCGAAGAACTAAAAGAAAATGACCCAATACAATATGCTATTAAGGTAGCAGAACAGACAGAGAACAACAAAAAAATTAATGCTTTACAACAAGAGCGTATGAGAGTTGAGCAAGAAAAACAACAGTTCAACATTCAGCAACAAAATGCTGTTGTAGCTAATGAAGCTAAATTGTTATCTGAAAAAGTAAAGGAATTTTCTGACCCAAAGAAAGCCGAACAAATCAAAAGTGAAATTCGGAATTTTGGTAAGAGTGTAGGATTTACAGACGATGAGTTATCGCAAGTATATGACCATAGACATGTAATAATATTACAGAAAGCTATGGAGTATGATAGGCTACAAAAAGCCAACCCAAGCGTTACTAAAAAATTGTCTAATGCTCCAAAAATGGCTAAGAAAAGCAAAAAAGTCATTAATGGTGATGTCTACACCAAACAGAAAAAACGATTGAAGTCATCAGGAACTATTGAGGATGCTACTTCAGTATTTAAAAACTTTATTTAAAATGAGGAAACAAAATGGCAACATATAAAACCTACGATACCATTGGTATTCGTGAAGACTTACAGGATGCGATATATGATATCTCACCTACAACAACACCTTTCATGTCAACTGTTGGCAGAACTAAAGCTAAAAACACATACCATGAATGGCAAACAGACAACCTAGCTGACGTAGATTTAGATAACGCACAAGTTGAGGGTCAGGATGCTACTTCAGCAACCCTAACACCTACAACTCGTGTTGGTAACAGAACTCAAATTTCTGACAAAGTTATCCAAGTGTCAACTACAGATGATGTAGTAGATAAAGCAGGTCGTTCTACAGAAACAGCGTACCAACTAGCTAAAGCTTCTGCTGAAATCAAAAGAGATATGGAGTCAATCCTACTCTCAAACCAAGAAGCAGATGCAGGTAGCTCATCAGCACCTCGTAAATTAGGTGGCTTACAAACATGGTTAGAAACTAACTATGTAGGCGCAGGTACAGCAGGTTCAGAAGGTACAACTGCTCGTACAGATGGTTCAGCAGCGGTATTTACTGAAGATATGGTAAAAGAAGCAGTTAAATCAGCATATGAAAATGGTGGAACTCCAACTATGTTATTAGTGTCACCGACACAAAAACAAGTAGTTTCAACATTTGCTGGTATTGCAGGACAGCGTTATCAAGCTCCTAAATCATCACCAACAACAATCATTGGCTCTGCTGATGTGTACTTGTCAGACTTTGGCACACTACAAGTTGTTCCTGATAGATTTATTCCAGAGCAAGATAATGGTGCTGACACAGCATTTGTACTAGATTCTTCAATGGCTAATGTAGCTTACCTACGCCCATTCAAGAAAACTAAACTAGCAAAAATGGGTGATTCAGAGAAGCACTTAATGAATGTTGAGTACACACTCGTTGTTAAAAACGAAAAAGCTCACGCAATCATTGCTGACTTAGCTAAGTAATATGGTTATTGCCCCTTCGGGGGCATTACCTTTATAGGAGTGTTATGAAAAAATTTAGAGACCCAAACAATAACAAAGTAACAAGCGTTGGACTTAATGATAAGGATGAAATAACTATTGAGCAGTCACAAGATGTTACTGAATTAATAGAACAGAATAAAAAAGATTACAATAATGCAGACAAAAAGTGGTCAGATGAGTTATTTGGCAATAAAGTAGCTAGCATTCCATTTACTGCAATAGACAAGTTAAACAAACAAGGAATTATGCAAGGGTTTGAAGTAAGAGACCAAAAGCGTTTCTTTGCTTGGTTAAATGACCCAGATAACTTATTTTTTAGAACAAAAGCAGGAAAATTATAGATGCCAGCATTCACATCGTATGACAACTTAAAAACCAACATAGCAGATTATCTTGCAAGACAAGATTTAAATGACAAGATACCTATGTTTGTAGCATTAGCAGAGAAGAGACTTAACAGAGATTTAAGGCTTAGACAAACTTTGCAACAGTCTACTTACAACCTAACGTCTGGTTTTCAAGTACCAACTCCATCAGATTTTTTGGAGATGAAAGACATACATATAGATGCAAACCCTATTGTAAACCTAAACTTTAAAACTGTGTCACAGTTCTACAGATTAAATAATGTTAGCGGTAGTGGTAATCCTGTTAATTATACATTAGTAAGTAATAACTTTGTGTTAGCACCTAGACCTACAGGCTCTAGTACAATAAATATGACATACTACAAGATACCAAAGGTATTGTCAGACACTAATCCTTCTAACGAATATTTAGAAGTATGTCCTGACTTACTGTTATACGCATCATTAGTAGAGTCAGCTCCATTCCTAATGAATGATGAAAGACTAACTACATGGGAAGCATTATACACAAGAGGATTAACAAGCATAACTAAATCAGACGAGCAATCAGAATTTCCAGCTCAACCACTAGCAGTACAAATCACAACTTAACAGGAACTTAAAAAAATGGACTTTTCAAACTATTTGGCTAATAAGCTAATTAACACCACAACAAGACAAGTACCCTTTACTCCGCCTACAAAGGTTTGGGTGTCGTTATATACAACAGACCCAACAAAAGATGACACAGGCAGAGAGGTAGAGGGAGCAACATACACAAGATTTGAGTTAAAACTATCAGAGCCTTTTGATGGTGTATCTACTAACGAAAACTTAATGCAATGGAATACAGCAACAACAGATTGGGGTGTTATTACCCACATGGCTATTCATGATGCAGAATATGATGGCAATATGCTGTATTACACACCGCTAGATGTGCCTAAAAATATTGAGATTGGAGACCAATTTCAAATTACAGTAGGCAATCTAAAACTAACCTTATCATAGGACAAAACAATGGCAGTTGCATTTAAAGATAGAGTAAAGACGGGATGTACCAGCTTTGGTCAAAGCAATATTGTATTTGGTGACGTAAGGGCAGGTTTTCAAAATTGGAATGGTGTTCCTAATGGAGATATTGCTTATTACTGTTTAACACAGAGCAATGAGTGGGAAGTTGGTTATGGTACTAAATCTAACACAGGTTTAACAAGAAATGTATTAGACTCAAGCAATAGTGGTAATAAAATATCATTATCAGGTGATTCAGATGTATTTCTAACTTACCCTGCTGATACTGCCGTAGCAAAAGATGTGTATGGTAATTTATTAATAGATGGCTCAATGACAGCTAAAGCCTATTTTGGTGATGCTAGTACACTTGATAATTTGCCAACGCTAGAATCATTAGGACTAAAAAATCACGATAAGATTGTTGTAACAAACACAGGAGAGGTTCTTGCACCATCTTTTAGTGGTGATGGCAGTAAACTAACTAATGTAAAAATTGACTTAAAAGAGAATGGTTTAGAGAATCATGACCAAATAAATGTAGATAATTCTGGCAATGTTACTGTTAATAACTTACAAGCAAACACAATAGGTCAAGGTAATAATTGGACAACACAAGGTTTAGATGCAGAGATTGTATTAGCACAGTATGGCGCATCTAAGATGTCTGTAGACAGCAGTGGTGAGGTTTCTGCAAGGTCTTATTTAGGTGATGGTACACAGTTAGATGGTGTAGTAGAAGAAGCTCCAGAAGATGGTAAAAAGTATGCAAGAATAGATAAGGGTTGGAGTGAGCTAAGTAATGCTTACTTAGTTGCAGATGATTGTATATACTTAAACAGACAAGAAATTATAAATGACTATGTAATGCCTGCGGGATATAACGGAATGACAGCAGGACCTATATTACAAAGAGGGGATATTACAATTCCAGAAGGAAGTGAATGGACTATTATAGGTGGTGGTGGTTCAGGTGGTGAGGTTGCATTAGAGTTTAAACAGAAAATGTCATACCTAGAAAAGAAATTAGTTAAGATGGACACAATTATCAAAAAAATAAACAATCAATTAAGAGGACAATAGAATGGCAAGTTTAAATTTATCAGGCAATAATAACAACTACTACAGAATTGAGGCAGGTGATAAGCAAGGAACATGGGCATTAACCTTACCTTCACAAAATGACACATTAGCAACGCTAGCAGATGTATTTCAGCTAGGTTCTCCTTGGAAATTTAAAGGCAGTGTAGATATCACAGGTCCAATACCTACAGACGATAATGGAAATGCTCCAGTTTCAGGAGATGCTTTTGTCAACGAGGTACAAGGTAAACCAAATATAGCATGGGTAGGTTTAGATTCAAATAGAATTATTCCAGTAGATGCTTTAATTGTACTAGACGAAAGTGGTAGCTGGCATGAGCTATCATCATCTGAAATTGACCCTATATTCCAAGCTAGTCCAGCATATACCATTAATGAAGGTGATATAGATAATTGGAATGAAGCATTTGGATGGGGAGACCATTCTGCGGTAGGTTATCTTACACAAGATATAGCTGAAATATTAGGGTATGATGCTTATGGTAAATCTATATGGGCGGATGAAGCAACACAAGCTAAAATACCTAATTGGGACACAGCGTTTGGTTGGGGTGACCATAGAGAAGGTGATAATGGTAAAAAATATTTAACTGAAGAAACAGACCCAATATTCCTAGCATCTGTTGCTTACAATATTACCCAAGATAATGTTGATAATTGGAATGAGGCTCATGGTTGGGGTGACCATAGCACTGAAGACTATCTTAAAGAAGTTAAAACATTAGGAAGTATTGGTGATGTTACTGTACCTACTCCTAAAACAGATGAAGTATTAACTGCTGTTGTATCTGATGGCAATGTTGAATGGCAATCTAAAAAAGTAAATGTTATCGTTGAAGGTGAGTTAATCTTTAAGGGTGCGTTAGATGCAACAACTACTCCACCAAAAGAAACTCCATCAGCAGGTCATATCTATGTTCATACTGGCGGTGCAGAAAACCCTTACACTCAATATGATTTATTAAGTGATTGGTCTCCTGTAGATAAAGCCAAGTATGGAGATAAGTTAGCGTTTGGTGATGATGGTGATTGGCATGTTATTGGTAATGCAGGTATTGGTACAGACTTAACTAGCTTTAATGCAGTTAATAGTGATGAGTTAAAAACAGGTGGTGAGTTATCTTATGACAGTACAACAGGTACATTTACTTACTACAGAACTGATACATTTACACAAAATGAAATCACAGATAAACTAGCAGAGAAAGCAAACATCATTGATATCTACAAGAAATCAGAGATATATAATAAAGATGAAGTAGATGCTCTATTAGCAGATAAAGCTGATAAAGGTGATTCATATACTAAAGCAGAAGCTGATGCAATGATTCAAGAAATCAGACAGAATGATGTGGTATTCTTAAACAGCAACACAGTTAATGAAAAAGGTATTACCATCATGGATGGTTGGAATGGTGTCACAGCAGGTCCAGTAAATATAGAAGGTCCAGTAAACATTGAGACTGGTTCTGAATGGACAATTGTAGGTGGAGCTACTGGTGGTGATGTTATGACTAGTATCTTTGATGTCAAAGGTTCACCTATGTATGGAGAGCTTCAAGCTGTTAAGAAAAAAGCTGAAAGAGTATCTGAATTAGAAGAAGAAGTGCAAGAGCTTAAAGGCATGGTTAAACAATTAATTAAAGGAATTAAATAATATGGCTTCATTAAATTTAGCAGGAAAAACATCTGGATATGTCAAGGTAACTGCTCCTGACGATAGTAGCACAAATCCAACTGTTGTACTCCCAAAGGAGTCTGGTGAACTTGCACTCAAGAGTGACATAGGTTCAGGTGGAGGTGGTGGAGGTGAAGCACAACCTCCTGTAGCTTTTAAATTAACTCTTTCAGGTTCACAGAGTTTAGTACATAACATAGACACAGAAGTTTCTTTTGATACAGCAACTGTAGACACTGACAACGGGTTTACAGATGGACATTATAAAGTTCAAAAAGATGGTATTTATAATTTATCTTATGTGTCAAAAGGTTCAGCGGGTTCAGGTAATTTAAATTATTTTAAAGGAATTTTGTATGTCAATGATGATGTAATATCTACATCACAAGATGATTTATCACCAAATCAAGGAACAGGAGTTTCAGCAAATGGAACTGTTATAGCAA